ATGACAGCACGTTGATGCCTAGCAGGGCCAAGTTGTCGTAAACCGGGGCAGGGCTGTTGGGGACGATCTCGTTGACGTAGACCACCTCATGCTCGGGGCCGGACGCTGCAGAGGATTGGATCTCTTCATAGATGAAGGCTTCGGCCAGCTTGCCCCAGGTGTCGATGTAGGACAGATCGCCGTTGGGGAAGTCGTCCCTGTCAGTTCTCGGGTAGGTGAGGCCGCTTTTGCTGGCCTGGCGCCGGCCCGTAGGAATAGCGAAAGTGTCCGCAGACTGAGCGACTGATACGCCATTGAAAACTACGGTTACGCCGCCAACCTCGGACACTGTTTGCCTAGTGCCAAGGCTTGCTTCGAGCACGTACAAGGTGCCAACACTGGTGTTGCGGATTTCCCATCCTGAGTACGGCTCAATCTGAAACTCCCACTGCTTCACAGAGGGCATGCTCAGCTGGATGTAGTTGAAGACGTTTTGCTGTGTTGCCCCACGCACTCCGTAGGCATTGCTGAGCTTGGTGAAAGCTGCTGCTGAGCCGGCCTCGCGGTAATAGATCGCAAAGAAGCTGTAGCGCTCGACAGGTGCGCTCAGGATGTTGGATTGGTAAACATCGGTCTGTAGTGTGCTGCCCTGCTCCACGATGTCGTTCTTGTAATCCAAGCACGCTCTGTTGTCGCAGTCCGAGTAGCTCAACGCTTCGCGGAAATTGGTCAGGCCGTTGATGCGAATGCCAAGCCGAGAACGGATACCAAGCTCGACTGCTTGGCATGGGCGCGTGGTGGAGATGCTGGCGATGGCGCAACGCAAGATGTGGCCATCGGTTGTGGCGACGTTGCGCCACTCACGCAAAGCCGAATCGGTGTTTACCCAGTCGAGGCCTGATGTCTCGATGTTCGCCTGGGTGTTGGTGTTGACCGTTCCGGTGCGAACAGTCCTGAAGGTGGCGGTGATGGCGTTTGTGGTGCCTCCGGTGGTGTCTGCCTCAGAGATAAACACGCCAGAGCTGCGGGAATCACAAACAGCAAGGCCAGAGCCGATCTTGTAAAGCTCGCCTTCGATTAGGGAATCATCCCAAGCCTTTTGACGGCCGGCGACTGTTGATGCGATGTCCTCGGCTTTTTCGATATAGGCTTTCTTGGCGTTGAATTTGAGATCTCGGGTAATGGAGATAACTGTTGCAGAATCTTCATTTACGGCGTTTACTCCAGAGCCACGAATTTTGAACGTAGGTTTAAAGCGGGTGTTTGTTGTCGTAATGTCGTCGACAGTGCCTCCGCCACCTGTCACGTCTGTGACTACCGTTACGCCATTAACTGTTCCGAAGGTGACCGTTGGCGCAGCGATAGTTCCACCAGTCTCGAATTCTTGTTTTGTGCGGCTTCTTACTAGGATTTTCAAGTTGTATTTAACAACCACATCGTCCTCGGGATCGTTGGCCGTTAGTGGGTTCCGCCACTTAAGCTGAAAACGTGCAGACTTAAGTGTCTCTAGATCTTCGTTAATGGTATCGGTGCCATCGTTGTCATCGTAAAAACCTGTGATGTTAAAAGATATAGTTACGTTAAGGGTGCCCTTGCCGTTTGCGTCTACATTGACGCTGTTAATAGTCGTCGATATTTTATTTTCAAGCGTTGTAATAGAGGTTGATTGGTCGCGGGTGCTGTCATAAATGTTGTTCCATCTCCTACTGCTGGGTTTGGTGTAGACGCCTGCACCGTCTTTGATAATTGTTTTCTTTTCTAGTACCCAGTCGCTGATTGTTTCCAGGTTCTTTAGGTCGCGGCTAAAAGCGGTGTTCTTGTCGCTGCTCGCAAACAGCGTGTAGCTGGTGGTGCCGCCAATGCTGCCCAAGCCACTGGATGTGATGCCGCTGCGGGAGCCAAAGAATGCCCGAGCCTTCAGGCGCTGCGACCATGCCGCATCATCAACAACGCACTTGACCTTGGCGTCGCCATCGTCGCCCTCGGGGATCAGCTGGGCACGAACCTGAGGCACGAAACTCGGATTCGTGCGCATCCCAAAGTCGTTGCCGCAAAGGGCATAGACGCCAAAGGTGGTCTGATTGCCGGGCCTGGTGGCAGAGCAGAAGTCAGGCTGCCATGCGCCATTTCGCCAGACTTGATACACATCGCCGCCGCCATCGTTCTCGGCATTGCCTGCATCAGTGGAGGCGCTGCGGCCATAGATCTGATCACCCGAAGCGATCCGCGTGGTCAAGCCGCTGTCATATCGGCCATAAACAGCAAGACGCGAACCAACCTGATTTGCAGTTGCATCGCCAAAGTCGTAGCTGCTGAGTGTGTTGCCTCCTGAGGCGAAATTGCCGGCATCCACGGCGCTGATCGGGCCTTCGCCGATTAGAAAGATTGCACGCAGCAGTTGCGACCCACCGAGACTGTAGATCTGCGACCACAGCATCGGAGTGCTGACGCGCACGCCGCCATAAGTGGTGCCGCTGATTGCCTCACGCAAGGCATAGACCACCGGGATGATGCTGCCCAGCGTGGTGATGTCTTGCGTGCTGTCGAAGCCGTAGCGCGGGGTGAAGCGCTCGTTTTCTGTGCGGGCTTGACCACCTCTTGCCCGCTGTCTGAGCTGAGCAGGTCGGCCACCGCCACCAGCATCAGGCAACGCAGGCTTTAGGAATGTTGCAGCGATCTGAAAGCCGATCCCGATCACGCTAAGCGTGATTGCAATCACAGTTTCAACACCGGCCACTACTGCTGGCTCGGGCTGTTCTCTGGCCCGCTTGCGTACTTCGGCAACGAAAAACTGATACTGATCTTCCGTCAGCCCCAGCAGTTCGGCCAGATAGCGGTCAGAAGGCAGCATCACCGAAACCTATAGAAACCAATCGTGGGCATGTACGAAAGCGGCACCCAATGGACGCCGCGCCTGTGATGCACCAGCAACAGCCCGTCATCAACAACGATACCGACGCCCAGCCCAGCAGGGCCGTTGCGGAATAGCGCCACCGCGTGCTCTTCTGGTTCCTGAAGCTGCACCGTGGCATCGGCCCACATCCCCTCAAGCTCTCGCCAGCGTTCTTGCTTGGCAAGCTCTAACCAGTGGTGATCAAACTCGGGGTGTTCGATGCCTGCCTCATCGAGGATCAACCAAACCATCAGCAAGCAATCAGCAGCTTCGCCAAGCTCGGGGTCAGCGCCGAACCTATGTGGCAGGCCAATCCAGCGCTTCCAGTCCATCAGCTAATCACCAAGCTGCCGGTGGTGGGCAGGGCGCCGACTAATCCTGTTGTCAGCCGCCTGCGTGGCACATTACCTTTGGTGGCATCCAACGGGCTGGACAGCTTCAAGATGATCCGCTCGGTGTCCATCTCGTACTGAGCGATGCGCCACAGCTCGGTGCGCACCAAAACATCATCAGCGAAGTTCACCGGGATCAGGCTCACCGTCTTGATCTCAAGCAGCCAGCGGCTCTGCACCGCTTCTGCAAAGAGGTTCACCGTCAGCTGATCCAATCCGGCAACCAAACTCGAATCGCTGCGATCACCGCCTTTGCTGCCAGCACCGAGCGTGTAGCCGAAAGGCGCGAACTCGTACGTCACGCTTTGGTACACGCGCTGCTGATTGATGCTGAAGTTCTGGTAGGCGTAGATGGTCGGCGTGCCATCCTGCTCCAGGAAGCGGGCGTAATTGACAAAAGCAAAAGCGTTCATCAGCCGATACCCACTCGCTTGCGTGTTTTAACGGAGTTCTGCAAGGCTGCCAAAGTCAGTGTCCTGCCGCGTTCTGCCGCTTGGGCGAGGCCCTTACGGTACTCTTCAGCAGTTACATATTCAACATTGTTGATCACTTGAGATTCAAATCGGACATCAATTGGTTTCGCATTATTAAGAGCAGTAACGGTTTCGCGTTCTGCGCTCTCGGAAGCAATGCGACTTGCGGATTTAGTGAAGGGGATGTTTGCCGTTACGCCTAGGCGGCCATCAGAGCCGCGCGAAAGCGGCATGATTGCTTCTGGACCAGCTTCACCCATTACTCCCATCTGGAATGGGATGGAACCGCCGCCCGTGGCACCTCCGTTGGCGAACTGGAACAACGTTGGCTGGTTAACCACGCCGCCGTTTGCAAAGGGCTTAAGGCTGGTTTGAGCGAAACTGGCTCTACCGTTGGCGAAGTAAGCACCGTCCGCAGCGCCAGGGAAGCCGAAGCCGCCTTTGGGTATAAAAGCAGGATCAGGCAACTCGAAATTGGCGGCAGTGCTAGCACCGTCACCGCCACCGATGAATCCGGCGAAGATCTTAGCAATACCAATAGCTACATAAGTCGCGATTATCTTAGTGCCCTCCTTGAGGAGTATCTGGCCGATATCTCTAAGGAAGTTCGCAAAGACCTCCTTCGCAGTGGTTGTTCCCTCGATTAGGCCGCTAATTCCGTTAGCAAGAGAATTACCCACAGCGTCCCCGACACTCTGCGAGACGCGGATCGCTAAGCCTTCGTAATCCTTCAATTCACGCTCAGCATCACCTATGAAGTTACGGATGCGAGTCCCAGGAGCGGTTTGAGCGGCCGCTAACCTGTCCTGCGCCGATGCAGCTTCTCTGCCTGCTTCGGGAACACCTTTGAGCTGCTTACGCAAGCTCTCGATAGTCGCAAGGGCCTCATTCAGCTTTCTTTGCAGCTCTTCCTTCTCGGGGCCGGATGCAGCTGCAATGCGTTGCTGCAATTGATCGCGTAGGGCTATCTCAGTCGTAAGTTGCGTGTTGAGCGACTTGGTAAGCAGATCAACCTCGCGGCGAATCTGTAGTTTTGCAAGCTCGGCTTGAATAAGCTCCGGCGCTACTCCTTCGGCCTGCAGTCGATTACGCAACTGCAGTGCTTCGATTTCGCCCTGGATGTCCTGGGCTGCTTGGCTAGCTTGGCGGATAAAGTTAGTGGCTTGCTCAGTTGTAAGGATGCTTGTCTTTAACTGTGCCTCACGATTCAGCTGCTCTACATACTGCGCTTGACGTGCAACGAGATCGCTGATGGCTTTTTGGCGTTCGGCCTCGGATAGCTTTGTTTGCTCAGCAATACCCTTTTGGATTTGAGCTAGCTCACGGTTGCTAACAGCGATCTTCGCAAGGCGCTCAACCTCGATTGCAGAGCGTTGTGGGTCGAATACTTCGTTGGCACCGCTAGCGATGGCGTCGTAGGTGTAGCCCAGCTCAACCAGGCGATCTTGATACTGCTCAAGCGAGACCTGTGGGAAGGCTGCCTTGGCGATGTTCTCGAATGCTTCCGCAGTGTTTGCTTGGGTGGCGGCTTCTTGTATTGAGCGCAAGCGCTCCAGGGAACCAGCCACACCTTTGATAGCTGCGTCGTAAGCGTCGGCGGCTGCAGCCGAGTCGGGAATTTCCGAGGTGGTAGCAGCGGGAGCTGCGGCACCGCCGCCAACCAAGGGCTGCACTGCAGCACGCAGCTTCTCGTCTGAGACGTTCTGAAGACCGATCCACTCCTGGCGCAAGCCTTTAATAGTGGCGTCGATGTCACCCGGTACAACGCGGTTGCGGGCAAGGGCAGCACCGAGCTTGTCCTGCACCTCAGGGGTGAACTTATCGCTGGCCTTAACGCCGGTCTCGCCATACTTGCCCGCTAACAGACCTTTGAGTGTGTCTGGAGTGATCTGATATTTGCCTACAGCAAAGAGCTGCTGATTGGCGGGAACGTTTCGAGCTGTCTGACGGCGCAGAATCTCGCTGATCTGCGTGTTGGTCAGATTGGGGTCGATGCCGCTGCCAATTGCGGTGCGGCCTCCGTCTCTGCCGCCGCGATTAAAGGCCCCGTAGTTACCGCCAAAGCTTTCGGTGGCGCCGATTAGCTCAATAAGCGAGCCGGCAGGGCCGCCGGCAGCGGCAGCACGCTGATCGGCAGCATTCTTTTCGTAGTCCGCTGACTTCTTGCGCAGATCAGCGATCTTGCGCTCGATGTTAAAGCGGTAGTCGCTGGCGGCCTTATCGAGGTTGGCAACCTCGATAGCGAGACTCTTCTTGGCGGCTTCGATGTCGAGCTCACCGCGCTCGCGGATGGCGATGTAGTTGTTGAGTGCTTCTAGTGCAGTACGGGAAGCGCCTTCTTCGCCCTCGATCAGCTTGGCGTTGGCCCGCTCGATCTGCTTGATGCGGAGCTCGCCTGCAGCACGGAAGATGTCAACTTCTTTCTGAGCTAGTGCTTGGCGTTGCTGGAACAGGTCATTGTCGATTTGGCGCTTTAGATCGCCGATTTCGCGCTCGAGGTTGGCCCTGTTATTGGCCTGTAGCTCAATGTCGCGCTTGGCTTGCTCACGATCGCGTGCGGCGTCTACTTCGCTTAGCTGCTTGCGTAGATCCGCTTCTTCCTTTGCCAGAGAACGTCGCTGGTTGAAGTCAGAACGGCCTGTGGCTGATCGGAAAATACGAGAAACATCAAATAGTTTTACAAAATCTCCGATTAGATTGAACTCTTCAGCGTCTTTCTTGAGCTCTTTTAGTTTCTCCCTAACTTCGTCGAGCCTTCGTATAGCACGGTCGTACTCGGCGTTTACAATCGCAAGCTCAAAGTCTCGGGCAGACTTGGTAGCGCTATCGGCGTCGTTACCTACATCCTTATACGTCGTCTGAAGACGGCGTAGCGCTTCTGCCGCGCGGTCGGTAGAGCGTTGATTTTCTTGTGCACGCTGGAAACGACCAAAGGCATCTACAAGAACTGCGATACCGACCTGAATAGCGACGACCCAGCCGAGTGAAGCGAGAATCGAAGCGCCTGCGGCCTTAGCGCCTGCACCGAGGCCTTTGAAACCAGCAGCCAGTGTTTGGAGCTTGTTGCCGGAAGCTATAGCATCCTTGCCGACTCCCAGTAGCTGAACACTTAGCGCTCTCAGGCCAGCAGCAAGGGCTGGAACGGCTGCTGCAGGGCCTACAAGTGCTGTAGCAAGACCAGCAAGAACAACAACCAGCTTTCCTATTGAAACGATTAGGCCGGCGACAACCGCAATCAAACCCCCAAGTGCAGTACCAAGGCCTCCAACGGCGGGAATAACAGAACTAAAAATGAAGCGGCCAAACAGCGCGAGCTGCGTAATCGCATCTAGGCCTACTCGCTTAAGGAGACCAAGAACAGCAGCAACCTCGGAGAAGTAACGGACACCCTCGGTATTCAAGAAGCGCGCATAGATATTGAAAACAGAAGCCAGGGCCGGAGCAAGCGCCCCTACGACGCTGGCGATATTCGCCAGGGCAGATGCCAAGGCCTCGAACGTTCCGACCTTGATGCGAATAAACGCCTCAGCGATGTTTTTGAAGGCATCAACCAGGATCAGCGCTGTGGGTTTCAGCGCTTCGATCGCCTGCGACAGTGCGCCAACAGTGCGCCGAGCAACTTGTTCGAGCTCGGAAAAACCACGCTGTGCTACCTCAGCAGCAGCCGCAGCAGCTTTACTGGGGTCACCGCCGCCTAAACCCGTCCGGCCGGCAGTTAGACCGACGATCAGCTGACCGGCGCGACCAATGGCCTGGCCCGCGCCAGAAGCAATGGCGAAGATCTGCTCGCGAATGCCGAATAGGGTCTCAAATACAGAGGAGAGAGCCGAAAGCAGTGGGTCGAGCAGTCCTCGGCCGAAGTTCTGGCCAATAAGCTCACCGAGGTCGGCGATGTTAGAGACAACGCCGGAAAAGCCCTCGGCAGCGATGCGCTGGCCAGCTACGGCAGCGGCTAGGCGCTCTTCGAGGAACTTGGTGACGCCTCCGGCTTGAGTCTTAGCTCTTTCAACATCTTCATCTCTGATACCTAGCGCCTTGGCTAGATACGAATCCTCCGTAATCTCACCTCTTAGGATCGATCCGATCTCCTGCCGTGCCTGGTAAAGCGGAACGCCGAACGTGCCGAGAGCAGCGGAAAAGCTGATAGCCAGATCTTCCGCTTCTTTAAGGCCGCCTCCGATCAGACCTACCTGAGAAGCGACAATGCCAAAGACCTCGATCACCTCATTAGAAGTGACTCCGGCTAGTGCAATAGATCGTTCTCGGATGGAATCGATACGCTCGCCGACGGCTCCAGTAAGAGCGACGATTTTTTCGTAAGGGTCTGTTATCTCTTTGCCATTGGCAAATACCTTATTTGTAGATGCGAGTGTCGTTTGTGTTTTTAGGATAGTCTCGCGTAGCTTAATCTCACGTCCGATTGTGTTATTAAAGAAGCCGTTCCATGCGGATTGGAGAACGCCTACGGCTTCTTTTAACGCGAATGTCGCAAATCCGATTTTGGCTAGGGTATCAACAAGTCTGTTGCCCGTACTTAATGCCGTTCCTAAGGTATTAGCTAATATACCTCCGGCTTGTGCGTTATCCTTTAGCGCTGTACCGAGACGAAACTGCTCTTTAGCTGTAGCTGCTGTGTTTTTGCCTAGTTCTTCAAACTGCCGTACTTTATCTCCTACGCCGGGGATGTTTTTTGTTACTGAGTAAAACGTCTTTATATTATTGCTAGCTGCTTCTACGTCTTTCTTCAGATCGCTGAAATTTCTATTTAATCCGCGTACATCAATGTTTAGCTTACGTGCTTTGGTAGCCTCGTCCGCAACACGTCCTACCGCTTTAAGGCTGCGCTCAGCCTTCTGAGTCTCAGCTATTACGTTGAGCCGAAAATCAGACACGGACCCATATTCGCTAGTCGTATGTTAAGTCCCGTCGGAGGCGCTGGCAGCTAGCGCGGCATACACGTGCATAGGGATGCGCCGGGTTCTCACGAGCTCGGACAAAATGAACTTCGTGGGTGGGTCTGCTCCCTCAGCAGAGACAGAAGCAGGCTTCCAATCGGGAAATGGCAGAAAATCGCGTGCGTTGACCTTCGGAGCAGGCCTCTTCGACCCCGAAAAGCCATGCGCTACCTGAACCACAAGCGCATTAAGCCGCGCCGTAGACACGCTCTGTGCATTCAGCAGGCCGCGCTCGTGATCGTCAATCCGCCGCAGCAGCCAACGAATCGTGCTAATCGGAGTGCGCAAGAACAGCGCAGGCGTAAAATCGCCGCCGACGGGGGACGAGCGTACTCGGAAGTACACCGCGTCCCAGTCAGCTAGAGGCGTCCGAAGCGCTTCCTCGGTTTGCTTCAGGATCTGCTCGGTGGAGGGCTGAATTGAGGCTCCTCCTCCGAATCGTTTCCCCCTGCAGTCGGCCAGCCATCACGCTCCCAGGTCAGCAGCTCGAAAATCTGCTCCATCAGGCGTGTCGGAATAGCTTCGGTATCCTCCTCGGTCCAATCTTCCAGCTTCTGCCAGTCCTTAGAACGGGGCAGCTTCGCTTCGCCGCGATAACGCATGAACAGCGTCACGAAAGCGACCTGCTGTTCGACGGCACCCACGGAATCACGCTGCAGCTCCTCGAGCTCGGGGGCGTAGTCGTACAGCAGCTCTTGATCTTCATCGGCAGCGTTGCTCAGAAGCTCGATGGCCTCCTTAGTGGAGATGCCTTTATCCTTAGCGATCCGCTGGGCAAGCTTGATAGAGCGGAATGTCGACTTCGATTGCTTACGGCCTAGGGCTTCAATTCCCTTAGCTTCTCCTGGCACCAGATCGTGATAAATCGGAAAGCGAAAAGGACCGATGTTGTGGTACTCCTCAGGTGAGAAGAGCAACGATGCGTACTTAGACATCAGCTAGTGGTAGGTCGATGGCCCATGACCTGAAAGGCTCGGCTTGATTGACGAGCTCGTCAGGTAACTCAACCATTACGCTAGCAGTGCCATACGCTAAGCGTATAGACTTAAACGGGACGAGGGGCTCCAAATACAAGGCGCCGCAGTGAAGGGCGTCGTCTTGTATTTGGCAGTTCACCGCATAAACCATGTGGGCGGCATCCATCAATAGATCGTGCTGCATAAAAAAAAAAAACCCCGCAAATGCGGGGCTGAGTGTTGGCTCGGTATCAGTCTGACCCTCAAGCGGTCTTGAAGAGGCTTTCGAAACCCTGCAGAGGGAAAAGAACGCCAGAAGCAGAGGGGTTGCCGCTTCCATCCAGTGCTTGCTTGATAGCACCGTCGGCAACGCGCAGGCGGTAGATCGTACCCGCTGCCAGGTTGGCGGTGGGGTTGATCGTAACCTCGTTGTTGCCCACACCGCCCAGCGTGACAGTGGCAGGAACCACAACGCCAGTCGAGGCAACCTCGAGGCGGAAGCCAGAACCATCGGTTTGGCCGAGGTTCAGCTGCGCCAGGGCAGTAGCGCCGTCGCTGGTGTAGGTAACAGTCAGGTTGTCACCAACAGCGATGCTGTCAGCGTTGGCAGCAGGCACCACCGCATAGCGGCGATCACCAGAAGCAGCAGCGGTAAACAACAGGCTCGACTGAACACCACCGAATGCCAGCGCGGTTGAGCCGGCGTCGTAACGGCCGAAGACTGGACGGCCTCGGGACATCAGGTCGAAGGAGACCTCGGTCAGGCCTTCGGCCGTGAGGTTCTCGTTGTAGTTCATCACCACGGCGTTGAAGCCGGTGAAGTCGTAGATGTAGTTGCCGCTGTCGCCGTTGGCCTGGCCGAGTTCCTTCAGGAACTCAACGTAGATCTCAAAATCCTTGTTGTAGCGAGCCTTCTCAATCAGAGAAAAGCCTTCTTCGTAATCACCGCGGAACTGCGGGCAGTTCTGGCCGGCAGGAATCTCGGTCTGCTTCAAGAAGTAAGCAGTCACTGAAGCCTGCACCGACGAACCGGTGATCAACGAATCACCCCAACCATCATCACCCAGAAGACGGAACTCCTGGTTGTTGTCGTTGATGGCAAATGAGGTGTTGCTTACGCCTTGAAGCTCGACATAGCTAGCGCCGGCATCAAGCGTAGGCAGTGTGACGAGACCTGCGCTATCGCGAGTAGCGAAGTAACGGCAGGGAGGGGTGATGTCCACGGCTCGGACGAGGGTCCGGTGAGCCTTGTGGAACGACAGCCCGATGGCGTAGTCAGCCATTGTTGGGACTCCTTAAGGGATCGGGGGGTTCAAAACGGCGCCTGTAATAGACACCGTCAAGGCCTCGTAGGTGGCCTCGGTCCGGGGACTATGCGTAGCAATGTCCCGGGGGAATGCGCGTGCCAGACGACGGCTGATGTTCAACAGTGAAACCGGCATGCGGGTGCCCTTATTGGTGCCATAGTTCGTAAAACGAACTGGCCAACGCTCAAAGGACACAATTGCGCCGACAGCGCCGGGGGAAACGATCTCGGGAACGTCCGTGATCGTGCACTCGATGCCGGTGACTACCCAGTCCGAAGGGACCATGGCTTCACCTACGACATACACCGCAGGAATGCGGGTGCCATTAGGCAACGAGTAATACCCGGGCCAATCAGCCTCAGGGCGAAGCGTCGTCCCATCGCTCTCGTAGAGATCGAGGATATGACGTTCGATCGTCGTGCGCACATCGCGCACATGCGGACAGGCAGTGCTAATGCTCACGATTGTGTCCTCCTGAGTGCTTCACGCAGGAAAACGTCGAACTGGGACGCAGCTTCCTCGAGAGGTGCCTTAGTCCAAGGACGACCTGGAAAACGGAGACCCGTAAGGGATACACCGCCTTCGTGAACTTGAGTCGCGTATTCGACCGGCCAGGTGAAGGTGATCGAACCATCAGTGTTGACGGTGCGAGTCTGGCTGGCGCGAAGTCTGCCGGTATCCACAATGTCCCGCACCTGAGGAGGTGTCGGGAAGGGCCACTTCACCGTGGAAATTTCCTCGGTAAAGCGGTTATCCAACCAGCTGCTTAGCTGGCGGGTCGCTTGCGCTGTGGCGGCGCGAAGCTGGGCGTCTAGAGGACGATTAGCCATCACTCGGACCTCCAATCACGCGAAATGTGCCCTGAATGGATTGCCGAATATCTCGATAGGCTTCCCGGTCCATATTCAGCTCGAAAACGAGCTCGAAACGACCGTAGTAACCATTGATCACGGCATTCGCCTGGCTTCCGTTGGTAATCCTCGGATCCAAACGAGCGGGGCTTAGTAACCGACCGCTGCAGCTATAGCTGGAGTTGTCGGCACCTGGCTGCCCCGTCCAAGATGGCGCTTGGAGGTTGATAGCAGCTAGGTATTCAACGGTCTCGGAAGTCTGAACCGTGTTGCCGGTATCTGGATCAACGCTCAGCGTGCTGCCGCCCACCTCAAAAGCCAGCTGAGCATTACCCCAAGGGGCGTAGTTGGCGATTGTGGTAGCCGAAATAGCCATGACTAAAGCGCAAATCCAGATAGAGACAGCGTGCCTTTCAGCCGCTCGTACTCCTGGCCATACAGGCTGGCGTTAAAACCAGTACCTAAAGGCTGGCCTGCTTGACTGCCGACCTGAAGGCCGACTTGCATGACACGGGTGGAAAGGATATGGGCCGCTAGATAACTAACGGCCTCGGTGTGGACATCGCCCCATTGGGTCGCTGGTGTAGAGCGACCCGCCTCCGCGATTGCACCCTGTATGACAGTGAGCGCAAGCTCTCCAAACTCGGGGAAACGAGCTAGAAATTCGCTGGAGGTGGGGACGGCCATCAGCCTTTACCTTCCGAGATAGCTGTGATGCGCTTGCCGATGGCATTGCGAACGCGGATGCGTTGCTCACCGATTTCCCAGCGCTGAAGCTGGGCTACGTCAAAACTGTCCTCCACAAGGCGCATGGCCTGTGTTACGGGCATGTCAGAGAGGGAATCCACGTCAGATTCCTCAACATCAGCCACGAACGCCTGCTCTTCCTCAATGCGCAGGGCACCAAGCTTGAGCAGAGTTTTGACAACGTCGTAGTTCTTGATCAGCGCCCACACACTCTCGGGGAAATCGCGATTTACACCGGATTTCACCTGGATGCTTTCCGGTTGCCCACCCTGCTGGACAAAGGAGAAGCCAATAGTGCACTCGGGGTCCATTGGAGGACTTTCGAGTTCGGGTCGATAAACGAGAATCATGATCAAAAAGGTGAGAGAGCCAACAAAGCAAGCGCGAGCCTGCAGACCTTAATCAGGCCTTCTCGAGCACCAGGGTGCTCTTGGGGTAGTACAGAGCCAGACCACCAACGCGAGCGTGGGCAGCCACGGTGAACTCAAGTTCGTTCCGCACAGGTGGGAAGAACTCGAGAGGCTGTGGAATGTGCATTTGCAGCTTGTCGGGGCTGCGGTCGTAGCAGATGATCCGGTCCTTCGTCAGGAAACCGCCGGACTTAGAAGCCTCGAGCTCGTTGATTGGCTCGATTGCGGTGATCATCGGGTTGGTGCGCAGGAAGAACTCCATCACCGTGGTGTCGGAGGTGGTGCTGCGCGGAGTGGTGGAGATGATGCGATACACGTCATAAGGGACGAGCATCGTGTTGGGCATCTCCTTCATGTTGCTGTTCTGCACCAAACGAGTAGGAGTCTCGTTCAGCAGCTGCAGCATCTCGTCGGTGGTGATATCGACGGTGTCGAACCAGTGGTCCGGCACAATCTTGTCCACCTGATTGTTGTTGAAGAAGCCCTTCATGCCCGAAGGAGCATCGCCGAAGTAGGCGATCTCTTGCATCTTCTCCTCATAAGCACGACGCACAGCGTTGGCGCGACGTTGCTCGAGGTTCATGCCGGGCACCATGGCGGCGGCACGGGTCTCCTGCACGGTGTAGGCGAAGGAGCTACCAACAGAACGCACAGGGTGCGTGATCTCCTTACGGAGCACGTCAGCCCGGGGCAGATCCTTGGCCTTATCGCCAATCACCTTCATCGAGCCTTGCTTATCGAAGACGCGATAGGTGTAGGAGTCAGCACCGTTACCCACCTCAGAAGAGACGGGAATCACCATGCTGTACTTGATGTCGGCGTACTCGACCTCGAACGTGCGAGCCAGAATCGTTTCCAGCTCGCGGGCGAGAAAGAGCCCGACCTCGTCGTTACGGATTTCTGTAGTCATTGGAGGGCTCCGTTATCAAGTGTCGGCGGTGAAGGTGACACCCGGGAGGTCAAACTCCAGAAGTGCCAGGCCTGCGCCAGCGGTCTCCGACAGCCAGCGAGCGCCGCCGGTCAAAGCGAAGGTCTTACCAGCGACGGCGGTATCAGTGAAACGACCCACATAAGCGCCGTCCACAGTGCCGGAATGGTCCACACCGAAGAAACGCACGTCGTCGCCAAGGGCGATAGCGGCGGTGGAGTAGACCCACACAACGCCTTTCGACAGGACGTTGACGGTCTGAGTGTCGGGATAACCAACACGAGCGGAACCATCACCAATGATGTTGGTGGGGTTCGGGGTATAAGCAGAGCTGCCGCTCACACCCTCGAAGGTCAGGCCGTCAATGGCCAGACCCACAACACCGGTGCCGCTGGTGGCCAGGGCGACGGCGAAGGGATCGTTCGAGCTCGGGGTGTTGTCGGTGGCAACCAGCGAGCCGAATGGAATTGCGGCGCCGGACTGGTTGTAGTAGCTGCGAGACACATAGGCCTGCAGGTCAGCAACCATACCCTCGTGACCAGGGATCAGCTCCAGGGGGTAGCTGCCTTGGACACCGAAGGGGTTGGTGACAGTGGTCGGGGTGAAAGTTACGGCCATTGAAGGAACTCCTTACTTGGTGGCGGTGAGGGGACGTTTCCAAGCCTCAGCCTGCTTGGCCCGATAGGCCGAAACGGTGCTGTTGGTTCCGCGGCCAGCACCTTTCAGTGCGTCGCGCAGGGCGCTGGTGCTGTCTTCGCGATCAGCGGAGTCCTCTTTGGTTACTTCGTCCTCGGAGATCTCTTCTTCACCGGCTTCTTCCTCAGCGGAATCAGCGCGAGCAGCGAGGATGCCTTCAACCACGCCTTGGATATAGGCGGGTTCGGCGTCTTCACGAGGAGCAGAACCGATCAGGTTCTCGTAAGCCTGGTTGTACAGCGAGGCGTCGTCGATGCCGTCGAACTTGAAGTCCTCGGCAAAGGCGGGAGCCAGGCGCTGCAGGGTGGCCAGACGCTCAGCGACGAGCTGATCAAGCTCGGCTGTGTCGATGCGAGCTTCGCCTTGATTGGCGAGCTCTTCTTCGAGAGCGTCAGCACGACCTTCAGCGGCCTCTTTTTCGAAAGCCAGGGTGTCGAAGTCGGCCTGCAGAGAATCGAGCTTGGTTGCAAGCTCGTCGCGCTCTGTGGTGAGTGCTTGCAACTGGCGCCCCATGTCCCGGGAGTAGGACTGGACCGCGCTGGCTGCTTCTGCGGGCAGATCGATCTCCAGGCCGTCGAGTTTGACGGTTGCCATAACGGGAGATGCAGTTGAACTGGACTGGGGCGCCATTTCGTGCTCGGGGAAGTCGGCTACAGCATCTGCTGCATCCATTCGATCAAGCAAGAGTCGAACCTCCGGGCCAGCCCGGCCGCGGGGGACGATGGCGATATGGTTCACCCGGATGTTGCGTTGTACGCCGGAATACTCCTCACCCTCGGGAGTAACTCCAGGGGTGGGGTCGAAATCGACCTTGTAACCGGCGGATACCTCGGTGGCATCCTTGCGCTTGATCTTCTCGATAGCGTCCTGGTCAGTTACGACCAGCGCGACCTCGACAAAACCATCGTTGTACCGAACTTGGCTACCGGAATAGCCAACTTGATACTGCTTGGTGTTTGCTGCGTCGAGAAGAACAGGTGGGTGACCCCACGTTGCGGGCTTCATGCCGAACGTGGATAGAGAGTCCGGGGAACTAACCTCCTCAGGAGGCCGATACTCACGGACTTGGGAGCCATCAGCCCGTCGGTAGAGCTGAGTTCCACTGCGAGCAGCGCGGCACCAAACCCGAAGGTAACCCTCGGGTGTGGTTTCGCTGCCCGTAATTGGAGCGAAGTCGTACCTGGATACTGATGTTTCCATGGGGCCATATTAAGGCTTAAAGCTGAAAGCGATAAGCTGATTCGGATAGCGTATGAACATCGGTGGCGATCTATAGACAGCTGGCGCTGTGCGAGCGGATCAGATACCTAAGGATTAAAGAGAAGTACACACAAGCTCAAGTTGCTAAAAAGTTATCAGTAAGCCAAGCGGCCTACTGTCGTTTGGAGAAAGGGGAGATTGAGTTTACAATTAACAAGCTGTTTGAGTTAGCAGATATGTACGGCGTAACTGCTTCTGAGCTGCTGGCCAAGCTCTAAGCATTCAAAACTTGGGAGTGGTACACCACAGCGCCCTCGGAGATCAAGCGGCGTCGGATTTCAGTTGCTTCGCTCGCCGGGCAGTCGAGATTCTGGGCACCTGCGTTGTTGAAAAACCAGATGCGAACCAGAGATTTTGCAGACATGCGAGCGGGTTTCACCGAAAATTCAAGGTCCGAGGGGTCAAACCCTCATCCCGGCGGCTGACTTTACCTGAGCACTTCCACTTCGCTCTCGATAGGCACAGTGGCGTGTTGCGGTCCTTGCCGGCGCAGTCTTTCCCGTGAGATTTCATGTCACCGAAGCTGCGCGCGCAGTAACGGTCGCCCTTATCTGTGCCAGGGGCAATCTTGTAGCCCTTGGCTCCGTAGCGGACGGTGCGGGTGCGGCCTGTTTTGGGATCGCGGACGCGCTTGCTGTACTTTTTGTCGTCCTCGGTGTCTTTCTGCGCCTGAGGACGGGCTACTCCGCTGGACGCAGGCACGCAATTAGGGACTCGGCGGCCGCCTTTGCGCTTCATACCCACCTGGACATAACCCTCCCAGCAAGGACCAGCGGCGTCGGTGCGGCCGAATCCTTGCGGCTTCCGGCGGCGACGCGGTTTAGGCGCGCTAGCGGGAATAGGCAGACCTTCTGGGAATGCCATAAGCAATGCCGGCGTGATCAAATCGCTCTCGGGTAGACGTTTTTGGTCAGGACGGCGATAACCGGGCTCGAAACGACGGCGGGCTGCTTCTGTACGAAGGCGCAGCTCACGAGATGTGGTCTTAGCTGCCATACCGGCCGCCTCACCTGCGGCAGCCATAGTGTTGCCGATCTGGCCAAGGCGACGTACTTCTTCCTTAGCCGTTTGAGCGATGCGCTTCTCTGCAGCGGTCACCGCGGCTGCTGTGTTCTCCCGCATGCGCTGTGTCTTTGACTTGCGCTCGCGAGCGGGAGGAAGCAAGCCTTTGGGTGTAATGCCGGGAAGGCGTGCGCGCTCTGGACTACCGGGTAGCCGTGGGCGAGAGGGTTGCTGCAGCACTCGAACTTGAACAGGCTGCACACGCATGCGTCTGCGTTGACCGGCATAGGCCAAAGCTCCGATACCTAAAGCAGCGACACCTACACCAGCAGCAACGGCGGCTTTTTTACCGATACCAGTGTTCTTAGAGCAGGTGTGATTCGCAGGGATATAGCTAGCGCCGCAGGGGCGGCCATCTGCGTCGGTGCGCTTGGCTTTTGCCCCACCCTTTCGTGTGGTTTTACTGCCGCGCTTGTAGCCCATCTTGTTAAGAGTGCCGTAGATATAGGCCTCTAGGCGGTCACCGGTGAGGCCTTTCTTTTCACCCTCGGAACGCAGCCGCTTCTCCATAGCCGCCACTTTGGTGCCAGCCGTATCGAGGCGTAGGGAAGCGGGGGTCAGCGCCATGATCAGATGTCGAAATTGCCAGGGGCGAAGCCGTCGGCAAACATCGAGTCGAGGCCGGGAGGGCGCTTAGCGGAAGGCTTGCGGAAAGCGTTTTCGAGTGATTGGCGGTTGCTTTGTTTGCGTGTTAACTCGCGCATAGCCAAAGTACCGGCCAAACTGCTTACTGCCGTACCGGCAGCGCTCAAGGCAGCTCCTTTAGCTTCCCGCTGAAGGCGAGCACGCCCTACTGCACTTCCAGACTCTTGGGCTTTGGCATAGCTGCTTAGCGCGCCAGCGGTGCTAAGAGCAGTGCGAGTAACACCGAAACCAGCGACTAGACCAGTGGGGCCTTTGCTTGCAAGTCCAACCAGTGGAGCAACGGCACCTACTGCTCTAGCGACATTAGCCGCAGTACGCAAACGACCGGATGCTTTCTTATTAGGGGCAACATTACCGCCCTTGTATTGCTTTGGCTGCACTTTCTGTGCAGTTCCTTTGGTGCAATTCTCGCCCTCGGAGATTGCGCCGTTGCCACACTTCAGGTCGTTGCGGGCTTCGGCGGTATCCAAACGAGCTCGGATATAAGCCGTGCTGCGGTCCTGGATACCCAGGTCGCAAGCGGCCAGGTACTCCTGAGGAGTGAGGGAATCGCTGCGCTTACGCATCGAACCGCAATTGCCGTCGCACTTGCATCCTTTCTTGCCACGGCAATCGCACTCGCCATCCATGGGCTTCTTGCCATACATGCCGCCATCCATGGACTTTTTCATGCCACCGCACATGTCCATGGACTTCTTCATTCCACCATCCATCTCCTTATTCATGCCCATGCCGCCGTCCATTGGCTTCTTGCCATACATCCCGCCATCCATGGGCTTCTTTTTGCCCATGCCGTCAGTTGCAGGCTTGGTGCGTTTCGCACCCTTCGCGCTGCGCTTGCGGCTGTGATTCGGATCCATGCCCATGTCCATCTCCATTTCCTCCTCTTCGGAGGGTTTCATGACGCGAGCACGGCGAGACATGGCCATACCTTCGCGGATGCCCTGCTCGTAGGCCTCGGATTTAGAACGACGGGTGGCGGCAGGCATGGTACGGGCCTTGGACTGTGCTTCACACAGCGTAGCTGTACTGTGCTATAGCGAATCGAATGGCTGCGGTGCAAACTGCTCGAAAACTCCAGCCTTATTGAGGTTGGCTGGACCCGTAGTTGCAACCTTAGAAACCTCTTCCCGATGACGCCGTGGCATAGAGGCGTACTCGGGGTCGATGGCTGCAATCTCGGGATCCCAAGGCGCTAGATAACAGCGGCAACGAGGGTGGCAAGGTGCATTTGTGCCTGATCTCTTGTAGATGCGGCCGGCGCGGGCATTGCAGATAGGGCAAGTGCGGTCGTCGCTGGTGGCATACCACATCACAAGGTCAATGCCGTTGGCTGCGTAGTACTGATTGCTGGCGGAGTTGTAGGCACGAAGCGATTCCGTGCGAGCGATGACATCAGCGCGGGACTTCACTACGCCAAGACGGAGGCGGAGATCCTTGGTAATGGCATCAGTAGGACGACCCTCGGCGATGCCCTGCGCGACGAGCTCGGTGGCAGTTTCTGCAAAGGTTTCGCCATGGCGACGGAGGTAGCCCTTGGCTTGGGCAGCTGCAGCCACCGTTGCTTCGATCGGAATTGATACGTCAATGAGACGACGTTCGGGCGCGATGCCGCGGAGGACTTTGCGTGCAACTGTGGTGCCCTTGCCTTCGGAACTGCGAAGCAGTCCACGCAGTACACGGTCGTATGCATCCACGCGCTGGGGATTGAACGCAGGCACTAGCTGGCGGAACTCTTGGAGGAGAGCCAAGTTGCGGTTAGCAACAGGAGCGCCGCTGCGCAGCTGAACACGGGTGCGACGGATCAGCCGGTTAAAGCTGCTGTCGAGGATCCTGTTCAGCTGGAAGACTGTTACGTCCTCGGAGCGGCGCAGAGCGTTGTTGTAGCGCTCAAGGAGTTGCATTATTTGCTGGATTCACCCTGGGCGTCAGCGCGGTCGCCTCGAATGAGTTTGGCTACATAATCGGCTTGCTCAGGTGGAATTTTGGTCAACTTACCTAGATTCTTAAGCGCCCACATGTTGCCACCTCGCACTCCGGGAAGTTCTGTAAAGCCAAATTTTGCATATATGGTGCTGCGTTTGTTGCCAAGCCCATCATCCTTATACGGATTGTTGAATAGAACAGCGTTTTCAGGCATTTCATCCAGCTGCGCTTTGAACATAGACTTAACCTGTTTTGCTACTGCTAGGCCTTGAGCCCGATTCAGTCCTTGTTTCTGATCAAAGCTAAGGTCTGTTTGAAAAGCTATCCCAAACTTGTCAAAAGCCCCTGCTTTTCCGCTAGGAGTAGAAACAAACGTAACAAGCGTATCGTCGACAGCGCCAATGCTCATAACGTGACCTGTCTTAGGATCCTTAAAAGTGCTATAGTTATTGACTGGGTCTACCTTTGTAAGCTTTAAGCCTTGAGAATCGGCTGCTACAAAAGCTAGGCCAACTTTAGCTTTACCTAGCAGCTTATTAGCTGGTCCTTGGAACTTTTCCGGTAGCTTGCTTATGGCGTCTTGCACCTTGGCAGAAGACATTGTTTTAATTCCTTTATCTACATATTTTGCTGCTCCTTTGTATATCTCTATGTTCTGCCTGTTTTTAAAGGCTGCTCTACCTCCTAAAGCTGCAGCTCCCACAAGAGCGGCGGTTGCTGCAACCTTGGCTCCAGTCCCGATACGGGACTTGGTTTTGTCTGACTCGCTCTTGGAGGGCGCCCCACCACCGGAACCTTTCAGGCATTCATGCGACTTCGGGATATAAGAAGATCCGCAGGGCTTTCCCTGCAGGTCTGCCCTCACTGCAAGGTAGGTAGCGGCACGTACTAGGCCTAGTGGGAGGGAGTCAGTACGTTGACGCCGCGCAATGATGCGGTCAGCCTCGGCTGCGGCAGCTTCTGGACTAAGTGGATTCGCTCCCTTAGTCAGCATCGCAATCAGCTCTGAGCGTGAACGCAAGCGCCGGCGTGCTGTGCGGGGCTTTCCGGTGGAGGCAGGCTGGCGTGCGCGAGCGCTAGAAGCGCTTCGAACCTCTTCGAGGCGCTCAAAGCCGTTCTGTTGTAGGTACTTAGTGGCTTCGCCGACGTTTCTGAAGTCACGTCCGGCAAGCTCAGCCGCAGCAACACTGATCTCCCGGCTTGAAGCCGTGAAAGTGCTGCTGTTCATTACTCTCCTAGAGAAATACTCTTTGGCTACAAGATCACTCAGACCTTGGTTCATGCTCGATCTGATGTTTTCTGATTTACCTAGACGACTAGCCAGATATCGTGAGTGTCCAATGCGAGCGCTATTGACTAAATCGCCATAACCAGCTCTGCGCTGTTCAGTAGACAAGGCCGCACCTGGAGTTTGGCGTACCTCATCAGCTACTCGTGCGAAATACTTATCAAAACCATTACGAGTATCGCTGTAGATGGTGTCAGCAAGCTGCTTACGGCTAATAACAGCTGATTTACTACGCGGAGCTTCGCCTAAGACCTTATTAAGGATGCCTACTGCGTTTTCTCTTACGTCCTCGGGGAAATTAGCGGTGCTGGGGCCTACTAAACGGTTGAGAAAAGCATTGCGTGCATCTGCATCCTTGATATTCACACCTTCCTGACGTGCCAAAGCCTGCAAGTTACTGGCTTCACGGTTCAGCGCAGTAGCCAATTGTCTTCTTACGTCGGTGTCAGTAGTGCCCCTGCTAAGGGCAAAGCCAAACTGACGCGAAAGATATTCATGAGTAGCGGGCTCGGAAAAGGTGCTTCCGTCACCAGCACCTGCAGCATTTGTGCGCTTTGTTCCCCAAAAGGCTTCAAGACTCTTTTGGCGCCACGTCTGATCGTTGTCTCCACGATTTTTAGCGTCAAGATCTAGCGTGCTGATCTTGTTTTCGAGCACTCGAGCATTGGCGTACTCGGTAGCCCGGCGCTCTAACTGCGTTGGAGTGCGCAGGACGGCGCTGCGCATAGCTTCCGGGCCTGCGGCAGCTTCACCAGCGGCACGAGAGACGGCAGCACCCGCAGCAGCACGTCCTGCAGCACGGCGTTCTGCGCGTGCAGCGCCAATACCGGGAGTTACATCCAGTAAACGGTTAACGCCAGCAGCAACCGCGTCATCGATCTGTCGGCCGATGCCATCGCGATAAAAAGGAGCGCGCTTCAGCTGGTTATGGCTGAAAAGGCCAAAGCCCACGATCGCCAGACCAGCAGCAACGGTGCCAGCACGACGCTCGAGTTTTGCCTGCAGCTCTTTCTTCTTCTGAATGTCACCGGGTGTGGCCTTAACCACGCCACGAACAATGGCACGCTTACCGCCCTCGATCTCGGAGAAGCTTCCCGTGCGAAGGCCCTTGCCGATGCGCTTCACGCCGCGCTCAATGTTCGCCAGACCTCCAACTGGATCGGTCTGAACTGCCCGTAGCTGAGGATCAGCACCTTGGCCTCTCAGCCGGCAGTCCCAGTTGGGTGGAATGCAGCGACCGCCGCACTTCACATTGGGAGGTGTGCAGGTCACCTGCCTGCTTGTCTTACCAGTACGGCTGCGAGCAGCATCGAGGCGAGCCTTGGTAGCCAGATAAGCCGCGGTACGGAAGCCTTCGGGTGTGGTATTCGGAAGTGTCATGGATCAGTACCCCTCGTTGTAGGCGCGGAAAGCGTCAGCCTCGGCATCGGGCACTGGTGAAAGCCCTGCCACATTCTGACCAGGAAAGAAGTGCTGTACTGCAGTCTTGGCAGCGCGAAGAGAGTTGAAGCCCGTGGTGTAAGGGCCGTCCGTAATAGCGCTGTCAATGCTGAAACGCGCTCGGTAAAGCTTTCGCGTTCGCGTGCGGTGTGGACCGAGGATCAAAACAGGTGCCGCGGCGCTGCTGTCGATGCGCTGTCCATCAGGACCAACAAGCGGACCAGCTACAACATCGCCGTAGCGATGGGTGATGCGGATGCGCAGACCTTCGGCTGAATCGAAGTGACTATCACCGCGACCAGCTGCACCAGCGGGAGGCAATATGCCTTCTTCTCCGCCCTCGGTTAAGTCCTCTTCCTCCGGTTCCGCAGGCTGCTGCATTGCCTGCATCTGAGCCTGGTAGCCAGCCATCTGCGACTGGAACTGAGCGTCCGCTGATGCAATGAGCTGCTGCGTTACCTGTTCGTTGAGCTTGGTCTCGATGCTGTAATCAGTGCCTCCGAAACGAGATTCGCGCACTTCGAGGGCGTTCAACACGCCGTACTGCAGATATTGGATGTCGGAAGCAGCTTTCAACTGCATCAGCTCAACCTTCTCCTTATCCGTCTGGGTGAAGACAGAAGGGAAGTGGACTGACCACGACTCGGGAATACGCCCTCGGGTTGGACCTTCCCGCGAGGCCATGATGTAGGTGAAGACCTCCGTGATCGGAGTACGGCAGTAAACCTCCTGCCACTGCTCCACAAGCGAAGACCACACACGCTCCTCAAAGCGGCCTTCCTTGCCCAAGCCGCCAGGGGAGTCGCCCATCAGGATTGAAGCCGGCCAGCCTGTTGCTGCCTGCAGATCCTTGATAAAGGGATCAGTTGCGGTGGCGATGTTGCTCAGTGCTCGGTTGATGAAGTTGATGTCTTCCTCAACGTCCACCACCATGCCGCCGTAAACGCTGCGGCTGAGGTTGTTGGCCTCAAGGCGCTTGCGTAGGTCTGCTTCGTTGCCGGCCGCAATGCGGTTGAAAAGCCCGGGAATCTTGTGAACGAACACATCCGAGTCGGAAGTCATCGACTCCAAGCCGGACATCGCGGTCTCGTAGCGCTTGAAGGCGTTCCAGATCAGCTGCAGCACTGATTGGCCCCAGCCG